TCACGGCCGCATCCGGTTGGCGATGTCGCGGACGAGCTGCTGCAGCGCCTTGATCTGCTCGTCCTGCCGGGCGAGGTGCGCGTCATAACCTTCCATGCCCTGGACGAGCCGCGCCGTGGCCGCTGCCTGTTGCTCGACCAGGCCGAGCTTCACCCGGTCATTGCCGAGATCCCGCTGCAGCACCTGCACGGCCGTCTGGGTCGCGGTGATCTGGCCGCTGACGGTGCGCAGCTGCAGGCCTACGGCCGTCTGCTGCGCAGCCATCTCGCCCCTCACCGAGCCGACCGTCGAATTGATCAGCCAGAGCAGGCCACCGAGGAGCACGGCCGTGGTGGTGACGAGACCGGCACCCATGGCCACCAGCTGCGGCGCCTTCAGGCGATCGGCCTTGGCGGCAGCCTCCTTATCCTTCGCCTCGGCCTGCGCCTTCGCGATGGCCGCCTGCGTCTCGGCCTCCTTCGTGCGGCGCCATTCCTGCCGAAACTCGCGCTGCTCCTGGACGAAGCCGGTGAGGTCGCTGGCGACGGCCTCGACCTTCTCCTCGAGCTTGCCGACCCGCGACTCGAGCGTCATGTCCGACATGGCCCTCTACCTTCCCTGTCCATAGGCCCGCTGCACGCCGGCGTACCATTCCACCAAGGCCCGCCTTTTCCGCCGCTCCTCGGCCGCGGCGGCGCGCTGCTGGGCGATGACCTCGCCCATCGACTGCCCGGCCCGGATCGCCGGCAGCGGGGCCTCGGCCGTGAGGCCGGCCGGCGCCGGCGGCAGCGACCGGCTAAGGACGGGACCCGCCGATTGACTGCAGGCGGCGAGCATCAGCGGGAGACAGACGGCAGGAAGGATTCGGCGGAGCACGGCGGATCTCCTCGAGGAGCGCGCGATCGGCGCGGGAAGCGGCTTCAAGGGCGGTGGTGCGGGCCGCGGCATCGGCCTCGGCCTGGCGGGCGATGTCGCGGTCGCGCTGGAGCGTGGCGATCTCGGCGCGCAGGGCGGCGGCCTCGCCCCGCTTGCGCTCGGCATTGACGCCGGCGCGGTAGACGCCGGCGAGGACGGCCAGGACGAGCCCGGCGGCGATGGCATAGGGCGCGAGGCGCGCCCACAGGCCGGAGAGCAGCGGCAGGAGCAGGGTCATGACCGCTCCTCCCAGGCCGGAAGCGGCACTGTCTGCCCGGCGAGCGCGTGGGTGCTGTCGGCGAGGAACTGGATCTGACCGGCCGTCACGAAGGAGTGGCAGACGATTTTGGGGATCTCCAGCCGCTCTCCGGCCATGATCCGGCGATGCTCATCGTCAGTCAGCCGACGCGTGAAGCGGGCGAGCACCGAGGGCGTGAACGTGGGCCGATCATAGTCGCCATTGAAGCCCCACCGAGGGCCGGCCCCCTCTCCGACCTGGATGGCGTGCGCCTCATTACAGCCAGGGCAACGAAACGACAGACGGCCACCCTCGCCGGTTCGGAGGACACCCCGGATCATCGCCGTGCCCCCGTCTGCACCGCCTCGGTGATGGCCGCCTCGGCCGTGGCGCTGGCCTTCCAGATGTAGAAGGCGATGCCGGCGGCGATGGCGCACCAAGCCCAGGGCGGCACGTCCGACAGCATGTCCTGCACCGGGGCGAGGTAGCCCTTGGCCGCCTCGAACTGCGAGAGCACGCCCTGCAGGATCGTGCCGAGGAACGCGATGAAGCCGGCGACACCCGACCAGATCTTCGCGCACCAGGTCGGCCGGGCCTCGGCCGCCACCGCCTGCACCTTGGCGGCATCGGCGTTGGCGCGCTCCTGCGACACCTCCGCCGGCTGGTCATCCTTGGCGAGCGCCAGGATCAGCGCGTCGTCGATGAAGTCGCCCGGGGGGAGACCCTTCGCCACCCGGTAGGCGGCGATGGCGCCCTTGGTGTAGCGGCCGATCTTGCCGTCCGGCGTGCCCACCTCGACATAGCCGAGGTCACGAAGCTGCGTCTGCACGCGCCGCACGGTGTTCACGTCCGTGATGGCGACCGGCTCGTCGGCCGGCGGCGCAGCCGTAACGGCACGGACAGGAGACGCCCCAGCCTGGCGCGACCAGCGCTCATAGGCCTCGGCCATCTTGGTGTCGTAGGCGTTCTCCTTGTAGCCCGGCCCATTGTAGGCCTTGGCGAAGGCCGCCCAGCGCTTTGCCCGCATGTCGGCGAGCATCTTGGGGCTCAGTCGGATGAAGCGCGCCATGACCTCGACCTGCGCGGCGACGTTGCCGCGCATCATCGCGACCATCTCCGTCGCCGACGGATACTTCATCGCCACGGCATGCTCGCCCATGACCTGCCCGAGGCCCCAGGAGCACGACTTGTTCGCCGCCTCCTCGTCGATCGCGCGGGCACGGGCCAGCGTGTCCATGCGCCCCTGTTCGGTGCGCTGCGACTGATACTGGACCTTCTTGTTCCACGACCGGCGCGCCAGCCCATCGCGTGCGGCGCGGTCGCGCTTCTCGCCGGGGCCGAGGTGCTTCCAGAACTTGTGCGCCTCGAACAGGAACCGGGGCGTCACCCCATCCCGCATGAACGGCTTGCCGGCGCTCTCGACCTCGGCCACCGCCAGCAGAACTGCCGGCTCGACCCTGATCTCATCGGCCAGCGCGGTGATGCGCTGGACGGCTTCGCGGTTGAACAGCGTCATGGCTCCCGGTCCTTTCCGAGGTTGAACTGCCTGTTGGCGTCGATGACGAAGAAGAGCAGGCCCGCCGCCATCGCGAGGCCGGTGAAGCGGACGAGCCAGATGAGCGGCAGCTCGGTGACGAGCGCCGTCGCGATGTCGGGATGGGGCATGGGAACGGCGCTCCCGCGCTATGGCGGATTGCAGACGGTCAGGGATTCAACGGGGGTGACGCGGCGAAGAGGTGGCGGCCAGGATGGCCTGCGGCTCGCCAAAGAAGGATCTGCAATGAAGACAATCCACCTCGCCGCCGGCCGCTACAAAGCCGAGCGGAGGCGGCACGGCCGCATCAACTACGGTTTTTATTGCACGTCATGCGACGAGTTCTTCGCGGTCGCGGTTGCACCTGAAGGAGTAGAGACCGACCGTCATGACCTCACTTTTGAGTTTGAGGTCGGCGCCGAGTTTGAATGCCCGTTCTGCCATCAAGTGGCGCCGCGGCAGGTGTCGGAGTTGGCGAGGATACTACTGAACGAGGGCAACAAACGTAGGCCACCTCGCCCGAAAAACGCCCACTGAAAATGGCGTCAACGGCAGACTGGATGCTGGTAAAGGTCGACATTCTTGCTCCTCTCGCTGTCAGGCCGGCCAGGTGATCGCCGGCAGCTCGGCAATCAGGTCGGCGACGGTCGGTTGCTGCCGCTGGCCCGCCTGCACCTTGGCGAGCTCGGCATAGGCATAGGCCCAGACCTGATCCCGCCAGAGGGCAAAGGCTGCGGCCTCGGCGGCCCATTGCGGCACTGACGAGCCGACATAGGTGGCGATCGACAAGGTGCCGTCATAGCCGCGGGAGCGGGCCGTGGCGTCGAGGTGCGCCGAGATGGCCGCCGCATAGTGCGTCTGGTCGAAGCCCGGCAGCAGGTCGGCGCCTGGCTCGACCGAGGCAGCCCGCAGCACGTCGACCAGCTCGGCCGCGCTGTCGATGCGCGTGGTGATGTCGCCGCCATAGCGCTGCTCGCCGGCCTCGCGCCAGGCGAGATAGGCCGCGTCGGTGGCGGGCACATAGGCCCCGGCCGCGCTGGAGTAGCGGCGCGTCTCGTCGCCGCCGACGATCCAGTAGTGGTTCGCGCGATCAAACATAGCGGCCTCCCGTCAGTTCGGCGCCGGCAGAATTGCCCGGCAGGTAGCTTGCGCCGCCGCCCCCTGTGTCGATCACCGCGTTGGAAATGGCGTAGTATCGGGCGCCCGTTGCCGCCCCCGTGAAGGTGCAGCCATAGATCAGCAGCACACCCGTCGAGCTGACATTGGCGAAGACCGAGAAGGCCGGCGCGCCCGTCAGGGTGATCGTGCGGAACAGCGAGACAACGACGGCACCGCCCTGGATCAGGAAGGCTGAGGGGGCGCTGGCCGTGAAAGCGTAGTTGGCAATGAACCGCAGGACCGAGTTGCCGTCGCAGTAGATCAGCTGCGACGCCGAAGTGCCGAACTCGATGTTGCCCAGCTCGAGGAAGCCGCCGAAGTTCGTCTGTGCGAGATAGGCGCCGCCCGACGAGGTCAGCCGGATGCCCCGGGCGCGCAACCGCGATCCGAAGCCGGTGACGCCAATCGCGTTGCCCGATGCGGGGTTGAACACGACGTTGGAGGGGGTGGTCGTGTCGCCAAGGATCTCGATGACCCCGGAGCCCACCTGCGGCGAGGTGACGTTGACCTGACCGGTATAGGTGCCGTTGCCGACCTGAATGGTGACATTGAAGCCGCCGAGGTCGAGCGTGCCATAGACGACATCGATCGCCCGCCGCACCGTCAGGAACGCGCCGGCCGACGAGTTGGTCAGGCCGTCATTGCTGTCGCTGCCGTCGGTGCGGACGAAATAGGTGCGGTTGGCGGCCAGGCGCTCGCGGATGCCGCCGAGCACAGAGCGGGCCTGGGCAGCCGTGAGGGCCACGGGCGCACCCGATCCCGCCGCGAGGCGACCGATGAGAGTGGCGGTCGAGACGGATTCGAGCATCGACAGCGCCACCGAGCCGGCGGCGATTGCCGCCTGACCCCAGGCCGAGCCGCTGTAATGCAGCCGGGTGAGCGATCCGATGATGCCCACGGTCCAGCAGGCCGCTGGCGTCGTGTAGAGCCAGGAGGAGACCGCCGCGCTCCAGGTCGCGATGAGGTTCGCGCGGCTGACAGGGGTCGCCCAGGCCCCGGTCGGCGAGGTGCCGATCAGGTAGCGGTCGCCGTCTGCCGGCGTCGTGGGCGGGGTGTTCTGCTGCGCGATGACGGGGATGGCGAGGCCGCGATCGGCCCAGGCGGCGATCTGCGCATAGACATCGCGGGTCAACAGCGTTGCCTGCGCCACCAGCGAGCGCGCCGGGCCGAACATGACGTTGAAGGGCACGGTGGCCGTGGAGGGCGCCGGCAGCACCAGCGTCAGCCCAGATGCGGAGAAGGCCGCGATCGGCAGCGCGCCGCTGGGATGCACCGCGAGATCGCCGACGATCACGCCCTCGAGGATCGGGTTGGTCCCCGAGACGACAACAGCCGTCGACCCGGCCGTGAAGGCGAGCGTCGCGCCGGAATTGCTGATGAAGGTCATGGCGGGGCGTTCCCTCGGGAGGGTTCGGAGGAGGCGGAAAGGGCGGGGTTCTTAGGTCCGGGACTCAAAGACGACCCAGCGGATGCGGGTCGTGTTGTTCGTGCCGTTGCCGGCATTGTTGGTGCGGATGCCGAGGGTCGTGGAATTGACCCGCGAAAGTTCAACGCGCGGCCCCACCCAAGACCCCTGCGCGCCAGCCGGGCTGGCCTTGGGCTCCATCCACCAGCCGCTCGCCATATCCGGCGTGGTCAGGGCGGTCGAATAGACGGTACCGTTATGGAAAATGTAGGACCAGCGCGTCACCGCCTGGACATGGCACATGGCAAAGAAGGTGCCGACGACTTCGGGAATGGTGACATTGGTAGTCGCCCCCATACCGTCGCCGCTCCCCGCGACGCCATTGAAGCCAGGGGCCGTGACCTCGCCCGACGCGACGCGACGGACAAGGGCGGCCTGTGAAGACCAGCGCATCTGCGCGATCTTCGTCGATGGGGCGCTGGCATCGAAGCCGGGCTTGGCCACGGCCGCCCGGAAATTGCCGTCCGACATGCGCCCGATGAAGACCGAGGACACGGCTAGTCCTTCACGATCAGAATGGTAACGGTGCGGGTGAAGTTGACGAAATTCGGTGGCATGACGGTGGTGCTGCCGTCATTGCTCGCCCCGGTGATAGTGATGGTCAGGGTCGATCCCGAGACCGTCACATCGAACTTGACGAACTGCGCCGCGCCGCTCGGCGAGCGCGTCGTCAGGAAGTTGTAGGCATAGACCCGGCAGCCGGTGCAGTCGGTGGGCAGTGCAATCGTCGTCGTGACTGCCGAGAGCGTGACCGTGTTGAAATAGACGACCTGATACTGGCTCGCATCCGAGGCGATCAGGCAGTCCGATGCATCAGCGGTCTTCGCATCGAAGCCCGGCTTGGACAATCGAATGGCCTTAACGCCCGAGCGGTTTCCAATGTAGAGCCGCCGCGCCATGTCAGGTTGCCGGGGCGTTGAAGACGAAGAGATCCCCGAGATATCGGCTGGTCGGGAAGTTGCCAGCATTTGTATAGAACGTCGCGCCGGATGCGGTCAGCTGCGCGAAAAAGCTCTGCGACACGCCATAATACTGCTCGAACCGGAAATCGCTGTAGTTGAACGTACTGTAGCCCGATGAATACACGGAGCGCTTGTCGCGCAGCATCTGCACAATCGGAATGAAGCCGAGCGCCGACCACGACACGCTGAAGCTGCTCACCGCGCTAGCGGGCGTCGTCACCGAGAGGATCGCGTGGATCGGTAGAGAGCCGAGCCAGGCTGCATCCGCAAGAAGATCGGGCGAATTGGCCGCCGCCGTCCTGGCGTCGACCCCAGCTTTGGAGATGCGGAACTTCCACGTGCCCGCATCATTGCCCGCAAAGAACCGGCGGGCCATCAGTCCCACATCTCGATTGTCTTGTTGTTGAGATCGATGACGAAATTCCCGTCCTGCGACTGGACCACGCCGGCCACGAAGGTGCCGGAGAAGATCGTCAGAACGCCGAGCAGGCTGTCCCACCCGAGCACGGTGGCGCCATCCGAGGGTCGCAGGACCCGGAGGCGGGCGGCAAAGAAGTCGACGCCCGACTGCCCGCCGCTGTCGACGGTCATGCGGAAGGCCGCGGGGGCGGTCGTTCCCGCGGTGAGCCTCACCTCATAGAACGCGCTGTAGCCGCCCGTGCCGGCCGTCGCGACCATGGAGACCTGCCCGCCGGCGGAGATGCCGTTGTAGGAGGCCGTGAGGCTGGAGAGGCTGGAAACCGTGGAGAGGTTGAAGGTCGACTGGGTCGTGACGAAGGACAGGAAGTCGGCGCGCGTCTGCGGCAGGCCGGTCGTCGGGTCGTTGACCTGCGTCGAGAGTGCATTGAGCGTAGTCACGGTCGCCGCATCGGCCGCCGCCAGCACGTTGTAGGTATCCAAGAGCCGCGCCGAGGCCTGCCCCTGTATGGAGACGACCTGCCGGACGATCACGCGGCCTTGGTCAAGCAGCGACTGCTCCAGCGACTGGACCTGCGCCGACAGCTGCTCGACGAGATCGCGCGCCGCCTGCAAGCGCTCGGAAACAACGGTGAGGCCGGTGGCGGTTGCGGGATTGAGGGCATCCCAGTCCACGCCCCCCGGCTCGACCCCATCCGTGATGACCGCCTTTTTGACCACATGGTTCGGATCGGAGGTCACCGGCGCCGGCGCGACCACCCGCGTCTGGCGGCGCGGATTGGTGATGAGGTCAGCCTCGAACTCGTAAGGTGTGTCCGCCTGGATGCCGGCGGAGATCTTGCCCTCGCCGGCCGCCAGCGTGTCGGCCTTGTCGAAGCGCACCTGCGCCCAGTCCGTCGCGCCCACCGGGCGATACTTGACCACCACGGCGTCGACGGTCTGGTCGGCGATCGGCGTCCAGGAGCAGAGGAAGATCGGCAGGCGCTGCCCGCCCTCCCCCGTCTCGTAGTTGGCCGAGACCGCGAAGCCGGCGACCTCGAACAGCTCCTCAACGGCGGCCGGCAGGTCGGCCGCTGTGAGGCGCGAGAGCTGGTCCGTCTCCGGATCCCAGTCCCAGATGGCGTTGGAGGTCTCGACCAGGCCCCAGGTGAGGGTCAGGTCGCGGTTCTTCCGCCAGGGGTTCTGGATCATGAACTGGCGGGCCTCGCCGCCATGCCAGGCCGAGGACCACGTCACCGTGTCCATGATCTCGGGATCGCGCAGCCGCGGCGGCACGGTGATGGTCGAGGTGGCCTGCAGGCGCTGCCGCCGGCGGGCGATCTCCATCAGATGCTGCGCCTGCGTCTCGCTCGGCACCTGGCTCAGCGTCATGGCCAGCAGTCGCCGCTCGCCCATGTCCTCGGCCTCGTCGGCGCTGGAGGTGCGCAGCGGCAGGTCCTGCAGCTCATAGGCATTGAACGGATCGGCGAAGCGGCCCTCCACGCCGTTGTAGCGGTCGGAGAGCGCCTTCTTCGCGCGGTAGCGCACCGGCGCCTTGACGAGATCCGCATCGGTGATGGCGACGACGGGCGTCTGCGGCCCGCCGGCGGTGAGGCGATAGGTGCCGCCGCGCTCGGTCTCCCAGCCGGCCATGGCATCCATGAAGACCTGCAGGTTGTCGCGATGCTGCGCGCCGTTGGTGATGACGGCGGCGATGCGCCACATGGGCTCCTCGCGATCGTCGAGGAGGGGGCGCGGCGTGTCGCAGACATTGGCCGCGGCGATGCGGCTGTCCATGCGGATGCGGCTGATGGGCGTGCCGATGCCGAAGACCTTCACGCCGTTGAGAAACAGGCCGAGCCGGTAGTCGGTCGCGGCCAGCGCGCAATTGTCGCTCCACTCCCAGGTGGCGGGGTTGGAGCGGGAATGGCTGCCCGTGCCGCCATAGGCCGGGTCCTTGCGCGGATCCCAGAGGCGCCGGCCGCGAACGATGAACTCGATCTGCGGATTGGCGGAGAGGTTCCTGTTCTGGTCCGGGATGATGTGGATCAGCACCCGGCAGATCGAATTGCCGGCATGGTCCGCCGTCCAGTGCGCCGTGCCGGACGCATCGGTCTGGGTGTTGGCGGTGAGGAAGCCGTCCGCGGTCTGGGTGGGCCGGCCGTCATAGAACTTCACGCGGACATTGCCGCCGAACTCGACGGTCTCATGCCAGGCGGAGCCATTGGGGCCGAGGGACTGGATGCCGGGGGTTGCCGGCGGATCGCCGACCTTATCCACCGTCTGGTAGTCGCCGGGCAGGATGCCGCCAAAGCCGACCACGTTGAACTGCTTGCCGGAATTGGACCACTGCCCGGTCATGGGGCTGCCATCGGCGTTCTTCAGCCGCAGGCGCTGGCCATCGATGATGATGGCCTCCAGCGCATCGTGCCAGCCGACGCCGATGTTGCGGACATGGACCACCGAGCCGTTGAGCTGCACCGGCGGCATGACGTGGCCGGCGAGCTTCTGCCGGCCATAGACGCATTGCAGCGGGACATTGGCGCCGTACTTGAACTCGAATTCCTGCCCCGGCGGTTTCTGTCGCGGCGAGAGCAGGCGCGACAATGCGTTCGAAGCAACAGAAACGCCGACTGCGACGATGACGTTTGCGGCCAATGTCGCGATGGCACTTGGCACGCCAACGGCGACCAGGACCGTCGAGACCGCTGCGACGATGGGCGCGAGAATGGGCAAGGGCTGGTCCTAGACGCGGAAGGCGCGAACGAGGAGGCGGCGGGGGGCCGAGACCGAGAGGCCATCGGCGCGGACGAGGGCGAGGGTCTCGCCCAGGACGATGCAACCGGCCGGCCCGTCAGGGCCCTCGACCGTGCCGACATCGCCCATCCGGGCGAAGGTCGGCGGGATCTCCTCGAGGACCGCCGCCAGCACGTCGCCGACATCGCGGCAGCCGCAGCGGGCGAGGATCCGGCGGGCCGAGGCCTCATCCGTCCAGCCCGAGGGCCAGGCCGAGGCATCGGCGCCGGTGAGGGCCACCACCATGTCACGGACGAGGGTGAGGCAGTCGAGACGCCCCCAGCCGGGCTCAAGGGTCCGCAAACGCGCCAGCTCCCCATGGAACGCCGGCATCCAGACTCGCCGACGGGGCGGGGCCTTGGTGAGGAGGATCTTGGCGTCACCGCCGAGCTGCGAGCGTCGCTTGGTTCGGCCGGTCCCGCCCGCGCAAGCCGAGGGCGTGACCGGCCCGCGGCGACGCGGCGTCGCCTGGTCCTGAGGCGCGCCCATCACTTCACCTTGATCTTGATGGACTTGGAGACGGCGACGCTGTCGAAATAGGCGTCGCCCGGATAGATCGACCGCCAGAGCGCCGGCGAGAAGGTCGCGGTCTCGCGGCGATTGTGGTCGAAGCTGTCGCTTTCCAGCGTCATGACCGCCTTGACCTCGCCCTTGGAGCGGTCGCGCTCATGGTCGACCGGGCCGCAGCGGCCAGCCCATTCCGGCACCACGTCGACCACGCGGCCCTCGGCATCGAGGATGGCGTGGTAAAGCGTCACCGGGCGGCCGACATAGGCGATCGTCTCAATGCGGGCGAAGGTGTCCTCGGCATCCGGGATGGCGCGATCGGGCAGCGAGCGAATGCCGACCGAGATCTCCTGGGCGAGCCCCTGCGAATAGGAGACGACATCGAGCTCGAGCACGCCGCCGGGGCGATAGACCAGGCCCTCGAAGGTGAAGTCGGTGGAGCCGGCCCAGAAGCCAACCGGGCCTCCGTCCGCCTCATCGAAGTCAAAGCGCAGCATCCAGCGCTCGCCGACCTTGGCGGCGCGCAGGGCATTGAGGACGTCGGTGGAGTAGCCCCGGGCCATCAGACCGGCGCCAGAACGCGGTTGATGGCGATAGCCCGGAAGGCGACTTCGCCATAGACGGCCATGACGTGCTCGAACGAGCCGGGCACCATGTGGAAGAGCTGCAGCGGGCGATCGAGCGTCACCGCCGTGCCGGAGGCGGCCGCCAGCAGGATCCGCGGGATGACGGAGACGGTGGCCGCGCCGCCGGCATTGGCCGTGGCATCGGCCACGATCTCATGGGTGGTGCGGACACCCGAGGTCGAGACATAGCCGAGGCGGTCGCCGGCCTTGAGCCTGTAGCCATTGCCGAGGCCCGCCAGCGGCACCTGGCGGGGCGTGGCCGTCGGGATCGCCGCCGAGAGGGTCGGCGTCGGCGGGGTGATCGATTGGTCATAGGCGCGGGGGCGGCGGGTGCGCGGGTCGAAGCCGAGGAAGCGGCCGGCATGGATGGTGCGGACGCGCTGCACCCAGCCCTTCATGACCATGTAGTCGTCATAGTCGAGGCCGGCCGCGCGGATCGTCAGCTCCCAGCGCGGGTCGACCAGCTCCGCCTCGACGCCGGCGCCGTCGTCGCTCGAGGAAAACTCGGCGACATTCGGCACCGTCATCAGCGCCTCATCATAGAGCGCGAGCGGCAGGACGGGCAGGCCGTCCACATCCGCCTGCAGGGTGACGGGATTGGCCATCAGCGGCTCCGGCTGTAGGGCAGCACGTCGACGCCGGTGCGATCGGCCTGCTGGACCGCCGGCAGGATGCCCTGCGCCACCTGAGCGTCCCGGCGGTCCATCTCGGCGATGATGGCGGCCCGATCGGCGGCGGTGACATTGTTGAAGTGATAGGTGTTCGCCACAGTGACGCCGCCGGCGGGACGCGACAGCGCATCCATGGCGGCCTCTCCCATGGCGAGGGACTGGGCGACAGCGCGGCGCTGGTTGCGGGTCAGCATCTCCTCGCCGACCTGGCCGATGATCGGCACCTCGTCGGGTCGCAGGCTGCCGCCGCCATGGAAGCGGGGGGCGCCGGCGAAGAGCGAGGCGGGACCCCTGCCGGGCGTCCCATGGACACCGACAAGGCCACCGCTGTGCATGAAGCTCAGCTCATGGACGAAGTCCAACGACCCGCCGCCACCACCGCCGCCGCCGCCGTTGCCCATCAGCAGGCCTAGCAGTCCACCGAGCGAGCCGGTGGGAGAACCGGCCGGCGCAGCGAGCCCGAGGAGCTTGGCGAGGAAGCCCTGACCGGTCAGGGCCGCGCGCATCAGCTCGACGGCCAGGCCCTTGAAGACGTCCGAGACCTTGCCGCCGCGCAGGGCCACGTCGACCAGCTTGTCGCCGACCCACTGCATGGCATCGCCAAGGGCGCGCTGGGCGGCCGTCGTGTCCTCGATGGCGTTCTTCAGCCGCTGCTGCGCCTCGGCCAGGGCCGCGATCTTGTCGCGCTCGGCATCGGTTAGCGTGCCGCCTTCCTCGCGGGCGCGGGCCTCGGCCTTGGCGACCTCGGTGAGGCGGGCGCGCTCGACGGCCGTCTTGCCGATCGTCTCCAGCTCGATGCGGGAGAGCTCGATGCCGCGCTCCTGGGCGCGGATGAACTTCTTGATGGCCTCGGTGCGCTTATCGGTCTCGTCGGCGGAGGAGCCGCCGGAGGGGGTCGAGGCGGCGGGCGCCCCGACCGGCCGGAGATCCGGCACGGGGGCCGAGAAGCTCGTGGGAGACAGCCGTGGCTCGAGACCGCCGAGGCCGGCCGCGCGCCGGCTCTCGCGAAACGACTCATCGTCTATCTGCTGCTGGAGGCGCTCGCCCTGCCCGGTCGTGCCCCGCTGAAATCGGCGGCCCGCGCGATCCCTTGCGGCTTGTGCCTGTCCCGGACCGTCATCGGGCGCCGGCTCCTCGCCAGCCCGGATCCGCGCGACACGGGCCGCGGCGCCCTGCATGGCCGAAGCCTCGACCGTCGCCGTGCGCAGCGCCTGGACCACCGACCCGACCACGCCGATCAGGCGGGTAAACTGCTCGGCCGTCCACGCTGCGCCGTTGCCGATGGCCAGCGCGAGGCGGGCGCATTCGTCGAGGATGGGGCGGAGGTTGCGCGACAGCTCGGCGCTGTTCTCTTCCCAGCGGCGCTTCAGCGCATCGGCCTGGGCGATGAGCTCCGGCGAGATCAGCGAGCCATCACGGATGCCGGTAGCGGCCGTGCGCTCGACCTCGGCGGCGAAGCCGGCGAAGGTCGCCCGGCCGCGATCGACCTGCTCGGCGAGGTTCTCCAGGCCCAGCTTGCGGGCGAGATCGATGGCGGCGAGGCGTTGACCGGCGGCCTCCATGTCGCGCAGGCCGATGAGGACAGCGCGGATCCGCTCCTCGGCATTGGTGGCCCGATCCAGAAGCGACGGGGCATCCGAGATGCCGAAATCGTTGGTGCCGCGGAATCGCTCCTGCAGGAGATCCCGGGCGCGGTTGGCGACGCCGGTGGCCCGCTCGCCGTCGAAGCGATCGCGGGTGCTGCGCTCGAGCGCGGCAAGGTCGCTCTCCAGCTGCTTGGCCTCAAGGCGCAGCGAGCGGGCCTGCTCGGTGAAGGCCTGGAAGAAGGTGGTGCCGACATTGGCGGCGCCTGCCTTCTTGGCGATCTGCTCGAAGCGCTCCAGTTCGGCCGCACCGGCCGCTGCCGCTGCCGAGAAGGCGGCGAAGGCGGCGATCGCCACATATTGCATCGCCGTCAGCGAGGCCGCGGCCTTGGCGGCGTTCAGGGCGATGCCGCCGAGGGCGGAGCCACCGGCCTGATGGGCCATGACCGCCGCCCCCGAGACCGAGGCCATGCCGGAGACCGCCACCTGCGCCAGCGTGGCGATGCCGCGCGTGGCCGACTCGGTGTCCGCCCGGAAGGGAATGACAAGGGGGCGCAAGGGCCGCTCCGGATCGTCAGGCGTTGGGGACCCGCCGGAGCGCCGCGATCATGTCGGCATCCGGCACGGGGGGCGTGGTGGCGCGCTTCGGTGAGCGGGCCTCGGCAATGTCCTGGGCGAGCAGCAGGAAGTCCGGCAGGGTCATGCGCCGGACCTCCGAGGGCTGCAGGCCCATCAGGACGCCAGTGGTGATGAAGGACGAGATATCACCGGGCGCCGACGGCCGGCCTTGGCCGTGCCCTTTGCCGCCGCGCCCTTTGATTTTCCCAGCGCCTCGTCGACGCCGACGGCATAGGCGGTGACGATGGCCGTGGCGAGCCCGAGGTGATGGGCGAGCGGCGCGGTGTCCACCCGGTCCATCACCAGCTGCGAGGCTTCGCCATCGCTCAGGCCGCCGCCGGTGAGGCCGAGGCGGATCGTCTCGCGGATGTCGGCATTCCAGAAAGCGGCCGTGGCGAGCCGCCCATAGATCTGGCCGATGCCGGCATTGCAGAGGCGCTCCAGCTCCTCGACCCCGCCGAGGGTGAGGCGGAAAGTGTGGTTCCGGCCCGCGAAAGGCCGGACGATCGTGGTGGTGGACATCAGGCGGCGACGGCGCGGGTCTTCGCCCCGTCGACGTTCAGCGTGGCCGAGAAGCCGACCGTGCCCTCGGCCGGCATCGACTGCTGGAAGTTGGTGACATAGGCGAAGAAGCGATCGGCGCCGCCACCCGCCGCAGCGACCAGGTCATCCTTGTCCTGGAACTCGGTGCGCAGCGAATTGCGCACGGCGTTGCGCAGGATCATGTAGCCGAGATGGCTGAGCGAGGCGCCGCCGGTGAGGTTGTAGCTCGCCGAATAGACGCCCGGCGTGTTCTGGGTGACCGGCGGGGCCGAGGGCGTGTCGCAGGAGCGGACGGGCCGCGACTGGACCGAGCGCTGCTCCTGCGCCTCGAAGGTCGCGACGAAGCACAGGAACACAAAGCGGCCGGACGTGGAATCGGTGTTGACCGTGGCCGTCGCGCTGGCGCCGGTGCCGGAGCCACCGGTGAACGAGACGGTCGGAGCCGAGGTGTAACCCCAGCCGGGATTGAGGATGCGGATGCCGGTGACCGCGCCGCCGGACACCTCGGCGATGGCCTCGGCGCCCTGGCCGCCGCCGCCCGAGAAGGCCACGGCGGGAGCGTTGGTGTAACCCGAGCCGCCCGCGCCGACGGCGACGGCCGAGACGGTGCCGGCATTGGAAATGGAAAGCTGCTTCTGCTCGACGGTCTGCTTGTCGGGATAGGTCGGCATGGAAGTCCTCCTTAAGCCGGGCTGGAGACGGTGAGGGTGAAATCGATGAAGGCCTGGTCGAAGGCCTGGAGGCGGTCGGCCATGTCGCTGGAGCGGACCTCGCGCGGGAGCTCCTGAAGGCGGTAGGGATCGGCGAGGGTCAGCGGCTGGAGGTGCAGCGCCGTGCGCATGGCGTGGAGCGTGTTCCAGACCCAGACGCGGCCGTCGGCGGCCCCCTTGGAGAAGAGGTGGAGCCGGAAGGCGATCTGCCAGCTATTGGCGCAGCGATCAGCGATGCGCTGCGTGGCCACCCCGCCGAGCGCGACCAGCGGCGTGTCGAGCTGCCCGGAGGCCGGCACGTAATCATAGAACGGCACCGCACCCAGGACGGGCGCGACAGCCGCCTGGACAGCCGCGGCGACCGCGACCTCGGGAGACATGGTGGTCATGCCTTGTCGGCCAGCCCGGCCCGCGCAAGCCGAGCGCCGGGCTGGCCCGATGCGGCGCCCTGACGCTCGTCTTCGGGCGGCGCTTCCGGCTCGAGGGCGCCGACGGCCAGCAGCCGGTCGACATGGCCCTCGGGCGCCGCCTCGCTGTCGAGGATCTCGCCGACGTCATAGGCATAGTCGGCCTTGACCGGGCCGGAAAGCGTGGCGGGGCGGATGACGCGGTAGCGCATGGCGGGCCTCTCAGGCGTTGAAGCGATCAGGCGTTGAAGGCAGTTAAGCGTTGAAGGCCTGGGCGAGCTGGTCCAGCTCGCCGTCGAAGCGGCGGCCGGTGCGGTCCAGCACCTCGCGCGCCGTGTCCCAGAAGAAGGGCTGCGCCTCGGTGTCCGAGGTGCCCCACTCGACGAAGGGGGCATAGTCCTCGGCCATGGCGTCGCGGATGGCCTTGGCCTCGACGATGATGGTGTCGCCCTCGCGCCGGGCCGCGGTGCCGCGCTCGAGGCGGAAGGTGTCGTCCGGCCCGCGCTCGCGCATCAGGCGGACCATCTCCTCGGCCGCCAGGTCCTCACCGCGGCGGGCGATGGAGGTGACGGCGCCGGCAAGCTTGCGCAGCGTGGACACCGCATCGAGCACGCCGAGGATGCCGGCGGCGGTGACGGCCGCGGGAATGTTCGGCGCCGCGAACATGACGGCGCGGGCGGCAAGGCCATAGATCGACATGGACAAGATCTCAGGCGACCGGCAGGCGCCCGGGCGCCTCGCGTTTCACATAGACCGTGCGGCGGCCGGTGGTCGGATTGCCGGGCTCGATGGAGAGCATCCGGTAGCTGTCGCCCTCGAACTTCAGCCGGTCGTCGATCGACAGGGTGCGAACCTCGCCGAGGTTGCGGAAGGTGATGATGAGGTCGCAGCGATCGACGGGCACCTGACCCTCCTGCGCCGTGGTGCCGCGATCGGGCCGCACCGAGGCCCAGACGGTGGCGAGATGCGCCGGCACGCCCACGCGCTTGCCCATGGCCGTCTCGGCCGTGGTGCTGCGCCAGATCTCGACGCGGTGGCGGAGGGTGCCGATCGTGTCGGTCATGGTCAGACGCCGGTGCGGCCGAAAGGGGCGAGCAGGGACTCGATGGCCGGCGGCTCGGCGCCGGTGTTGGAGGCCCCGCGGTTCTCGTAGAGATGCGCGGCCCGCATCATCACGGCGAGGGTGATGGCGGGCGGCACGACGGCAAGGCGGGCGTCAAGCGCGCCGGTCGCCGGGCCGAAGCCGGCGGTGAAGGTGATGCGCCAGGCTTCCTCATCGGTGTCGGCGGTCGGCCAGACCTGCCCGTTTTTCGGACGGACGGCTGCCCCCCACGGCTCGCCGGCCTGCCCGGGCCGCCATTGCCAGAGGCTCGCGTCGACCTCGGTATAGGTGCCGGAGACCAGGCGCTCGACCTTCGTCACTGCGGTGACCGGACCGAGATCCAGCGCAAAAACGCCCGAGGGGCGGTTCGGGCCGGCGGCATGGGACTGGAACGTGCCGGCCACCAGCGCCCGGCCCAGCGTGCCGGAGCGCCCGTCGAGGGACGCCACGGCCGCCGTCAGGAACGCCTTGAGGGTCGCATCCTCCGTCGTGTCGGACGGATCGATGCGAAGGTGCTCCTTGAAGGCGGCGAGCGGGACGAGCTGGAAGGCTTCGTCGCCCGTCGCCGGCAGGGTGCGGATGGTGCGCATGGCTGGACCTGTCGGGAACGGCGCGGCGGAAGGGTGGGCAGCCAGGGCCGCCCACCCGTTGCGCGAGGCGGCGTCAGGAGGCCGCGTTCTGGAAGGACTTCACCGCGCCGCCGACGTCGATGAAGTTGCCGCCGGAGCGCAGCCAGGCGAGGAAGCCGACCTGACCCATCTTGGTGTAGGCCGAGTCCGTGAAGCGGAAGATATCCATCTGCATCACGTCGCGGATCTTGTAGTAGCCGAAGTCGCCGAACAGCAGCGACTTGGCGCTGGCCGCCATGGCCGCCACCGACTGGTTGATGGTGATGGGGTAGCCGAGCAGCTGGTCCGGCGCCGCACCGTTGGCACCCGGCAGGACGGTATCGTAGCCGGGCACGAAGATCGGGCGCGACTGGGCGTCCTTGATCTTGCGGATCACGGCGACCGAGGCATCGTTCATCATCCAGCGGCAGTTGCCCATCTCGCGATAGGCCGGGTCGACCGAGTGGATGAGATTGACGAGGCTGTCATAGGTGACCGCCGTCACCTGCGACGTGCTGTTCGCCGCCGTCACGCCGACCGGCGCCGCCGTGACGATGCCGTTGGGCTGGTTGGTGCCCGAGCCGATCGTGAACATCTTGTTGGTGATGCGGCCGAGGCGGGTGGTCAGACGGCCGCGGACGAAGGCCTCGATGTCGACGTTGGAATCCTGCAGCAGCTCGAAAGGCACGGTGATGACCTTCGAGGAGAACTTGTAGACCGGCAGGCCGAGCGTGCCGAAGCTGGCATCGGCGTCGGTGGCGGTCTGGTTCTCGGCGATGATCTCGCCCTCCTCCGAGGTGCCGTCCGAGGTCGGGAAGGACATCGGATTGCCGGAGGTCATCTGGATGACCTCGGCCACGGCGCGCATGCCGCCGAAGGCCTTGAGCGCCTCAAGCACGGAGGTGGCGACCTCGGTCGCGACGGTGAAGCCGCCCTCGGAATTGGTCGTGGTCGACATGGTGGCGCGCACGGCCGCCCAGTCCTCCGCCGACAGGGCGTTGTCGCCGCCGCGCAGCCACTTGGCATAGAGGGCGGCGCCGGGGGACTTCTTGTCCCGGGCGGTGCGCTCCAGGCTGTCGATCGCCTGGTTCTCGATGACGTCGCGGGCGACCTTCTCGTTGAAGTCGACGATGCGCTTGATCTGGGCGTCGATCTCGTCGATCTCGGCCATGCCGGCGTCATAGACCGGCTGGTCGACGGCGGCGTTCCAGTCCTTCTTGGCGACGAGGTCGGCGACCGTCTTGGCCGCCGCGGCGCGCTTCTCGCGCAGAGCCTGAATGCTCATGGTGTGGGTCCTCTTGGGGTGATGAGCCGCGGCGCGGCGGTGGTCCTGTCTGGACGGCGGTGCCGTCAGGCAGCTCGGAGAGCCATGGCGGCGGCGTGGCGCCGGATCCGCGTGGCGGTGTCGTGATGGGCGGTGTCGGTGGCGGTCGTGTCGCCTTCGCTGGCGGCCGGCGCAGGCGGCGCCGCTTCGGCCGGGGCCGGCGGGCGCTGGTAAGCGGAGAGGTTCCAGGTGGTGGACGACGTGGCGGCCGCCTTGGCGGGGGCCTGCACCACCTCGTCGGCGAGGCCCTCGGCGAGCGCCTCGGCCGGCGTGAACCAGGTCTCGACCGTCATCAGGGCGGCGTAGTGCGCGGCATCACCGTTGCCCTTGGCGGCGTAGGTGTCGGCCAGAGTGCCGTCGACCTTCTCCAGGAGCTCGGCGGTCGCCAGCATCTCGTCGGCATTGCCCATGGCCAGCGTCCAGGCCTTGTGGATCATCAGGAACGAGCCCTCGGCCATGACGAGACGGCCGGCGCCGACCGCAATGAGGGAGGCGGCCGAGGCGGCGTAGCCGTCGACATGGGCGGTGATCTCGCCCGGATACTCGCGCATGGCCTGGACGATGGCGCGGGCGCCGAAGACGTCGCCGCCGGGCGAGTTGATGCGGAGCGCGACCGGGCCCGTCATGGCGGCGAGCTGCGCCTGGAAGCGGCCCGGCGAGACGCCGCCGAACCACTCGGCTTCCAGGTCGGAGCCGACGATCATGTCGTAGATGAAGATCGTGTTGCCCTCGGCCCGGAACGAGCCCTTGGCAGCGTTACTGGCGAGCAGGTTTGCGAGACGGCTGCGGTTCATTGCCGGTCACTCCGGTGGCGGCGCCACGCGGGGCGCGGTTGAGGTAGGAGCGGATCTCGTCGGCGGTCAGGATCGGCTCTTCGCCGGAGCGGCCGAGGGCGAGGCGGAAGGCCGTGAACATCGACTTCATGTCGGCGCGCTCGAGCTCGAACGTGTCGAACTCCAGCACCTTGCGGGCGGTGCGGAAGAGCTTGCGGTTCAGCTCGTTGTGGATGGAGGCCAGCAGGCTGCCGAGCGTGTAGCGGACGAAGGTCACGCCCATGGCCTCGACGCCGGAGCCCCAGGACGTGTTCTTGTCGGTGTGGCCGATCATGTGCGGCGGGATGCCGTAGGCGCGGGCGATCTCCTCGATCTGGAACATCCGCGTCTCGATGAGCTGCAGGTCCTGCAGTGGCAGGCCGATCGTCTGGGCCTTCATGCCGCCATCGAGCACCATGGGCCGGTGCGCCTTGCCCGCGGCGGCCTTGACCTGCTCGTCCACCTGGCCGCGCAGCTGCTCGATGCGCTCCGGCGACAGCTTGGCCTCGGTCTGCAGCACGTAGTCGGGCCGGGCCGAGTTGGCGAAGAACTGGGCGGAATAGTCCTGCGTCGCGAGGGCCACGGAGCCCGCCATGCGGAGCGAGTAGCGCAGCGGCGAGAGTGAGCGGACGCCGTTGAAGCCGGGGCCGGTGAAATGGATGACATCATCCTGGTCGAGGACGATGCGTTTCTGGCCCTGATAGGGCGCGGGGATCGTCGGATCCGGCTCGATGGCATAGGCGAGGCGCGACCCGTCCGGATAGGGCGCGACGGTGACGCGCAGCGGGTGGATCGGCTCCAGGCCGCGGATGCCGCCATTGGGGTCGCGCCAGATGCGGGCGAAGCCGTCGCCGTGAAGGAGGCGGCTTTCCATCAGGAAGACCCAGCCGGCGGCAGCGGCCCAGCGCGGGGTCATCTCCTCGTTCAGCAGCCACCACAGCGCGTCGTCATGGGCACGCTCGCGGTCGCCATTGGCCTGGCGGGTGTAAACGTTGAGCGGCAGGGCGGAGATGGCGCCGGCGATGAGGTTGACGCAGGCCGAGATCGCCGTGACCGTGCGGGCGGACTGCTCGTTGACCGCAGGCAGCCCGCCGAAGGAGCCGAACAGCTCCGACCCGATCGAGGAACCGCGGACGATCTCCGGCAGCGGCACCGGCGCGTGGTCCGCCTGCGGGGTCGCCGCCACCGGCGCTTCGGCCACGGCTGGAGATGCCGCGGACCGGTTGAACGGCCAGAGTTTCACAGGATCACCATGGAGGGTTCGGGCTGCTCTTCCTCGCCGAGATGGGCGACCCCGAGCGCCATGATGAGCGCCACGATGTGGTCGATCTTCTCGGAGGCCTTGGCCTTGGACGGCTTGATGTTGCCGGCGTCGTCCTGCCGGTACTGGACGTTCTCGATGCCCCAGCGCATGACCGGGTGGCCGCCGGCATCGAGCCTCGCTGAGAGAGCAAGGCGCTCGAAATGCTTCGAGGCCGGCGACATGGACAGGAAGCCCTGCCCGAAGAAGTTCACGGGAATCTCCTCCTCGAGGAGATCGACGCCGACCTGCTGCCCCTGGAAGAGCCGGTCGATCGCCAGCATCTGCACATCGAAGGTGCCGGCATCGGCGATCACCTGCGCCTTGATGGCGTGGTAGTCGACCGTGTTGCCGGCGGTCGGGTTGAGCGCCCGCGTGCCATCGACGGGAAGGATCCACCGGTCATAGGGGACGCGCGCCGTGCGCACCCGCTTCTCGACATTGTCGCCCGGCACCCAGATGCGCGGCAGGATCACCCACCGCTCCTCGTCGCCCCCGGGGGGGAAGACCCAGACCAGGGCGGTGAGGTCTTCCGTCGAGGAGAGGTCGAGACCGCCGAAGCAGCGGCGGCCAGCCATCTCGGCCGCGATGCGGGTCCAGCGATCCGGATCGAGGGCGCCGGCGTCCCAGCGGTCCAGCGGAATCCAGCGCTTGGCGACGCCCACCCACTGGTTGAGGTAGTAGCGGCGGAAGTCGCTCTCCAGCCGCGGATTGTCCTTCGCCTTCTTGCACTCGTCCTGCAGGAACCGCAGCGTCGGCGAGACGCCGAGGTTCGGGCAGGCCTTGCGCCAGGTGGTCTCGGCCGTCCAGTCGTCGGCCTCGTCGGCCGCGAAGATGGCGACGAGGATGTCGGGGGCCTCGGTGGTGCCGTTCTCGATCGACCGGCACTGCTGCCAGACGTCCCACCCATAGCCCCGGCCCTTGAAGCCGCCGGTGGAGCAGAGCAGCTCGATCGGCTGGTCACGCGCCGAGGTCGACTGGTGCAGCGTGTTGTACAGCTCGGCCGAGGGCCATTCGTGGATTTCGTCGCCGCAGATGACCGAGGCGGAGAGGCCGTGCTTGCCGGCGGCCTTGCCGGTGAGAGCCTCGAAGCGGGCGAGCAGGCGCTCGCAGAAGAGGCTTTCCGCCTGGGAAGCGACGTATTTCTGCAGCGGCGCCGAGAGGCCGACCATGGTCTGCATCTTGCCGAGGACGATCTTCGCCTGGTCCTCGTTGGCGGCGATGCAGTAGCCCTGGCCGCCGAACTCCTCGTCGACCAGCCAGAAGGCAAGGGCCAGCGAGGCGACGAACTCGGACTTGCCGTTCTTGCGACCGATCCAGAGGATCAGCTGCCGGTAGAGCCGCGTGCCGTCCGGCAGTTTCCAGCCGAAGAGCAGGCGGACGATGCAGGCCTGCCAGAAGGCGAGGACGAAGGGCTTGTTGCCCCAGCGGCCCTCGGTGTGGCGGAACCAGGCGGGCCAGAGCCGCACCATCTTCTCGGCGACCGCGCCATCGTACCAGGCGCCGGGCACCGCGGCCGACTTCGCCCATTCGCGGGCGACGAAGGTGAAGCCGAGGGTGGCCGCCTCGGCTATCCAGGCGGGATCCTCAGTGGGGTCGGCGGGCGGCGCCGAGGATGTCATGGGCGTCGTCGCTCGGGGCGGGGGCGGAGCCCTCGGCCTCCTTCGGCTCGAGGCCCGGCAGGAAGGGCGTGCGGTTGGCGCGGTCGCGGTCGAGGCGGACCTTGGCGGCGAGGTGGAGGCCGAACTCGTCGGCCAGGGCCTTGGCCCGGGCGAAGCACGCGTTGCGCTGGCGGACCTCGGGGCGATCGCGGATCATCATGTCGCCGGAGACGGTCTTCACCCGCTGGGTCCAGCCGTGCTCGGCCAGCGCCAGGACGGCGGCGTAGTAGTCGGCGGCCTCGATGCAGAACATGGCGAAGGTGTCGCGGTAGAGCGCATCCGACATGTTCCGCTTCACCATCTCGGGGGCGTAGTAGCGCCAGATGGCGAGGGCCGGCTGCAGCTCGTCGCGGTGCAGGACCGCCGGCGCCGCGAAGGGCTCGGTGGATTCGCGCGGCGCGTCGAGCAGCTGCTGCGCCAGCTCGGCGCGTTGCATCTCTCGCTTCTTGCGCTTGCCCGGGAAGCCTTTCGCGGCCTGCATCCCCGGCGGGTCGGATCGGCGTGCCATGAAAAAAAACTTCCTGAGAATTACGCGGCCCTTTTTTGGAGGGTGAAGGACCGGTCTTCCGTCGATCGCGCTTAGACTTTTGAGGCCCCCACCCCCCTGCGCTCCTCGCGCTGCTTCACCGCGTTGTGGCAGGGATCGCAGAGCGCCTGGAACGGCCCCGCGAAGAACTTGTCGGGATCACCACGGTGCGGCACCACGTGGTCGCAATGCAGGGGCGAGCGGCTCGTGTGATAGGCCCGGCAGCCGGGCGCCTGGCACATCCAGTTCGCCGCCATCAGCGTGGCCCTGCGGATCTCCTTCCATCGGGCCGTGCCGTAGAGCCGCCGGGTCTCGCTCTCCTGAAGCCGCCGGCGGTCATACTCCCGCTGCGCCTGCGCCGATGCGAGCTGCTGCGCCTTGGTCCTGAACGTTGGCGGCTTGACCGGCACCCTGCCCTCCCGGCCTCCCGGCCCCGGGGGAGGCGCCCCGCCCCGCCCTAGACCTTCCCCCGAAGGACCGAGCGCGGCGTGGCCGTGCCGTTCGGACGAGGCAGGGCGCTACCCTATCCCCCAGAAACGACGAAGCCCGGCGCAGGGCCGGGCTCTCATTCTTCCGTGCGACGGCACCCGAGGTGACTCGGGTTTCTTCGGGGCCGTCAGGCGGGGACCAGCTGGTGCGCGTCGAACGCCACGTGCTGCTCACCCATGAACGCGAGAAGGACCACCACGCGCATCCGATCGTCAAGGCTGGCCACCCGGGCAACGAAGCCCGCGAACGGTCCTTCCAGCACGCGGACGCTCTCACCCACCTGAAAAGGCTTGGCTTTCTCCGGCGCGCAAAATCGAAGACCGGACTCGCGCATCTGCTCCACGAAGCCGACCGGCAGGGCCTTCGGCGTGTAGAACGGAGGGCCCGCGGCCAGCACCTTGGCGAGGTAATTGTGCCGGCCGATTCGCATCCAGTCGTCGCGGAGCGGATCGAACCTCGCGAACAGGTAGCAGGGGAACATCGGCCGGATGACCTCGACCTTGCGGCCCCGCGTCACCCGCACTGTCTCCAGCTCGGGCCGATAGGTCTCGATGCCCAGCGACCTCACGTGATCCTCGGCCGCGCGGTCGCAGCCAGCCTTGGTCTGGACGACGAACCACCGCCGCCCCGTCTCGCCGCTCCAACGCCCGCCCGCCCCGCCTTCGCCCATCGTCTCCATCCGCATCCCCGCCTCCATCACCCGTCAGATCCCGTTCGCTGCGGCGAAGTCGGCATGGCTCCGCGCCAGCTGCTGCGCCTCGCTCTCTCCGGCCGCGTCAGGCCCCGCCTGCGCCTCGGGCCGCGGCGGCCAGAGCGTCGGGAACCACCAGCCGCGCCGGCCGTCCTCCCGCCGCTGCACCACCGGATAGCTGCCGATCCCCTCACGCCGGCGCCGGTGCTCGCACCAGGCCTTCCAGGCGTCGGAGCCCTCGAAGACGAAGGTCGTCGGCGGCGAGATGCCGGCCTTCTCGCTGGCCTTGGCCACGTCGATCGCCTGCCAGAGCTTGTCCCGGAGATACCGGCAGGCCGAGAACGAGCGCTGCCCTGAGGCCCGCGCCTTTGCCCGCCAATCCCCGGCCCTGGCAGCCGCTGCCTTGCGGTCTTCGGCTGAGAGCCTTGCCCAGAGCCGTCGCACGGCCTCCGGCGAATCCGTCACTGCCGGCGCAGGCCAGGCTGCGAGGAAGGCGTCGGCACCAGTGAAGTCGGGATCGAGCCGCCGCCGCCCGCCCTCGGGCACCACCCCAACCCCTAGCGCTGGGGTCACGTCGGCTGGTGCCGAGGGTGGGGCTTCCGCTGGCTGGGGGGCTAAGGGGGTATGTTCAGAGTTCTTGGGTTCAGTGATAACGGGGGCCGCATGGTGCGGCCCCCCCAGCCGCATGGTGCGGCCCCCCTCGGGCTCGGGAGGGAGGGCCGCATGGTGCGGCCCCCCCACTACATCTTGTGGGTCGGCCCCGGGCGGTTTCCACCCCAGAGCCTTGGCATGCTCCACCTGCGCCGGGCCGATCAGCAGGATGTTGGTGGCCGAGGTCGAGGCCCCGTTGAAGCGCTCCCGGCGGATCCGCGCGATCAGTCCGGCGCGCTCGAGGTGGCGCAGCTGGCGATCGACGGTGTCCAGCGAGCAGCTGCAGAGCTTGGCCAGTTTGCCGCGGGACGGATAGGTCTCGAAATGCTCATTGCAGAAGTTGGCAAGCGCCATCAGCAGGGTGCGCGCCGTCGTCGGCAGTGCATCCTCGTCCAGCGTCTCCCATTGATGGAAGGCGAAGGCCATCGCCTTGGCAGAGCTCATGCCGGCGCACCCCTTCGCCAGGGCTTCGCGTAGTGCGCGGCGATGATGGCCCGTCGCTGCGAGGCCGCCATGGCGACGCCCTCGTCCATGGAGAAGCCAGCCTCGCGCAGGGCCGCTGCGACGCGGTCCCGCGCATGCAGGATCGTCGAGTGGTCACGGCCCCCAAGGGCCTGACCGATCTGGGGCAGGCTTCGCCGGTAGTGATTGACCCCGAGGAAGACCAGCTCGGCCCGCGCGGCGATCAGAGCCCGGCGCCGGCAAGGCCCGATCAGCTCGGTGACGGTCATGTCGAGGGCAGCGGCGGTGTCCCGGATCTGCTGCCGGAAGGTGGCGGCCAGGTCAGGGTGGCCGGCAGGCGTCGCCGGAATGTCGTGCGGCGCATAGACCAGCCGCGCGGATCCAGCGGGCTCGACCGGCGCGACAGGGGGCCGAGACCGCCTCATGGCCTCGCGCAGCTGCGGCGACAGCATTACGCCGCCCGGCACCGCGTCGCGCGGCCATGCGACGAGGCGAACAACGTCCCGGACGCCGGGCGTAGCCGCGACGAGCGCCGGGGCGGGCTTCGCAGCCGGGCGCGGGGGGTGCGGGCTTGGCCGCGGTGCGACCACCAGCCGTCCGGCCGCCTGGTCCTGCAATTGCCGCCGCATCAGCGGTCCCATGGTCGCAAGCATCAACGCCTCCCAGTACCAACACGATGCGCATAGACACGAAGGGGGGACGGGCCGATCCGGCCCGGCTGCATGCCGCCGGCGACGAGCACCCGCTCGGCCGCGGCGAGATCCACCAAGCCATTGGCGCCGATCCAGGTGGGCGTGAGCCCGCCGGCGCCGTGCAGCAGCCGCGCCCCGGCAACGGCCGTAGGAGCGTTGAGGAAGGCCGCGACGCGAACCCAGCCGGGCGAGCCGAAGTCAGGCCCCATCCAGCGCCAGAGCACCGGCCGCAGCATGACGGCACCGGGCTCGACCGTCGGCACGATGGCGAAGGGCCCCCGTGCCTGTGCGCCCATGACCGTGCGGCGATCGGGCGCCACAAGCACAGCGAGAAACCCTGGCTCAGGAGCGAACGACCCCGCGACAAAGACCCGGCCGAAGGCCAGCTCAGCAGCGAGCCGCGCCAGCAACGGTGGCACCACCACACGCCCGTCGGCGGCGGAAAGACATTCCCGCAGCCAGCGGTCCGCATCGAAGGTCTGGGCGTCGGTCGCGCTCATCCCCACCCCTCCCCGGCCATCCGGCCGAACGGCACGACGTTGTCGAAGCGGCCGACCTCGTTGCCCCAGCTCGTCCAGCCGGGGCGGGTCTGCCGCGCGAAGAGATCGGCGCGGGTGGCGCCGGGCGTCGCGGCCTCCACCAGGGCGTAGAATTCGTCCGGCTTGCGGGAATGCTCGCGGGCGAGGCCGTCGACCTTCTCGCCGCCGAGATCCTCGAGCAGGTTGGGGAAGCGCGCGCCGTTCCAGCGGCCCTCGCGGCGGCAATCGCCCGGCGAGACGCCCATCAGGATGGGCTCGCAGACCGTGCGGGTCCGGTAGCCAGGCCCCCAGCGCAGCCGCCCCGAGGCCGTGCGCTTCGCCCAGACGGCGAAGGAGACATAGGTCAGGCCCCAGCGCTCCAGCAGCGCGCCCTGCCGCAGCAGCAGCGGCCCCGTGCCCCAGAGCAGCAGGATCCCGCCGGGCCGCAGCAGGTCGCCGAGGCGCAGCGCGGCGATCGCCTCCATGTCCATGGTGGGGTAGTGCGCCTCAGGGCTTTTGCCGTGGCCGTTCGCGCCATAGACCGCGAAGGCCCAGGGCGGATCCGCCACCACCACGTCGAAAGCCATGTTGGGCAGGCCGGTGGGGCTCATGCGGCCACCGGCGAGAGGACGCGGTCGACCTTGTCGAGGAGCCGCCGTTTCAGCGCCGTGGCCAGCGTGCCACCCCGTTCCCGCCATTCCCGCGTTGCGTGGTCCAGTTCGCGGACCAGCCTCACCCTGTCCACCGCCGCGAGGATCGCCTCGCGCGAATGGCTCGGATGGCGCTCAGCCACGACGGCGATCATGGCGGTGATGATGGGCGCGACGAGAACGCCGCGGCCGGCATTGCCCGGCTGGCAGATCGCCTCGAGCGCCAGCCGCGTGGCAGCCTCGCCATGGTCGCGGATGCCCACGAGGATCGCGCCGAAGCACATGGTCTCGCCCGGCTGCTGTTCCGAGAGCCGCTTGGGGTTGCGGAGGATGGTGACGCCAGCCTCGCGCGCCACACGGGCCGCCTGGGACGCCTTGGGCTCGCCGGCGGCCACCGCCGCGGCGAAAAGGTGCATGGGGTGGATGCGGGTCGTGTTGCCATTGATCCTGCGGAAGGCCGAGGCCTGCTCGGTCGCCGTTGCCGTCACCACCTGGCAGGGCACGCTCTCGAAGCCGCAGAGCGCTGCGGCCGTGGTGCGGTGTTGGCCATCGACGATGGCGAAGCGCCCGCCGACCACGGGCGAGACGATGACGGGCGAGAACGAACTCCACCGGAAGTTCTCGGCGATCGTGCGGATGTTGCGGATGCCGGCCAGCGACAGCGCACGCTGGTAGCTCTCGTCCACGACGAGGCGATCGATGCGGATCCAGTCGAGCTGCGGCGGTGTGCCGGCAGCATCAGGACCGGCAGGCTTTTCGACCGCCACGGCCTCGACCGGCAGGATGGGGCGCAAGGTCATGTCGGACCTCCCGAGCATGGTTGAAAGGGACGCAGGGAACGCTTGGGGGCTGCGGGTCACCGCGGCCCGGGCAGCCAGAAGGCGAGGCAGATGCAGGCGACGGCGCCGAGGGTGAGCGCCACGACCACCAGCCCAGGCGCAAGGCAGCCGGCGGGCGGGTCGCGATCCTCGCGATACTGGGGGCCGGTCATGCAGCCCCCTCCCGCGCCATCCAGTCGGCGACCCAGCGCGGCACGGGATCCAGAACGGCGGCGAGGAAGGGCGGCCCGAAGACCGAGACCATCCGCATCAGGTGCGGGCCGGACAGCTCCGAGGCGCCCTGCCAGGCCATGGCCTTGCGCACCGTGTCGGCGGGAATGCCGGTCTCGGTGGCGATGAGGAATTGCGGCTTGGGGCCGTGATAGCGGGCGCGCAGGAAGTCGCGGGTCGCGCCGGGTTTCAGACAGGCCACATCAAAGCGAAGCGCGGCTCCGCCGACGGCGAATCCGTCGCCGCCGTCCGCCACACCGGACGCACCGGGCTGCCGCGGCACAGTCTCGACACCAGCCGTTCCCCTTACCGGCGGAGACTGACCCGTGCCCCTCAACCCCATGCCATCCAGCGCCTTGACGCCGAGCGCCGCAGCCGCGCCGGCCATGGCCCCCGCTGCTGCTGCCGCCCCGATCTGGAACCGGTTGATGGTCGAGAACCGGCCGCCAGGCCTTGTCATGACCCCGGCCTTGGCAGCCTTCCGCTTCCGGCCTTTCGACGTCGCCTTGCTCATGACCGCCTCCCGTCACGGGTGGCGCCAATGACCAATCTGCAGTTGAATGGGTGGCGAGCCGCCATCGGCTCCTGTTTGAGGTCATGCGGGCCGCGGCCGATGTGTTCGGCATCGACCGGACGGCCGGGGTTGGACCCGGCTACCTCATGCACGGAGGTGCTCTGCCATGAAGAACCATGGCGGAGGGCCGAAGGATGTGTGGGTCCGCCGGTATCGCCGGTGGCGCCACGGAAAGCTCGAATGGGTGCGCGACGCGCTCCGCTCGAACAATCCGCTGGCGCCCCATGGCGACATGGACGACCAACTCTCCCTCGACCTGTGACGGGGCGCGCACCCCAGTCACACCGATGGCGGCTCACCGTCTTGGGATGGGCGCTCATGCCGCCTCTCCCGGTCCAAACAGAAGGGCTCGCCAGGCGACGAGGCCCCCCGGGAGGAACTTCACATGGCAACGCCCATCCTGCCGGCCTTCATGGTCGCCGCCGACGAGTACGCAGAGTTCCGCGCCCTCATGGAGGACCGGGACAATCTTCCGAAGACGCACGAGGAGTTCGTCGCGAACCTCCAGAGGAAGCTGGCCAAGCTGCGAGAGCAGGGCGTCGAGGCCCGCCTTGTCACGGTGCCGCTCGATTTCCTGCGTCAGGGGATCGAGGGCGGACATATCAAGGCCGATTCCAATGGCCGGGCAGCGGCTGTGGCGATTTGGGCCAAGCGCCTCTCCGAGAACTGACGCCATTCAGGCTGCCCTCCCCGAAAGGGCGGCCGGCGCGGGGGGAACCGCACCGGCCGCAGGATCCGCCAGGCTGCAAGGGGAAGAGGCCCCGTCGGCGGATGAGGGAATGGGGACGGCGGCCGGCCAGACGGCCGCGGCCGGCCAGTGACCGGCGAACCAGGCCAGCGCGCTCTCGGCCCGGCGAAGCGTCAGGGACGCAGAGCCGGCAGCCACGGCGGGCAGCTTCTTGGAGTCATCGAAAACCCGCGACGACACCACCGACAGGTCGACCTGTTCGGCTTCGGCATAGGCCCGGGCGACGGCGAGGAGTTGGTCCGTGAACAGCATGGCTAAATATGGGGGTAAATTTACCCCTACTGTCAACGGTGAATCTGCCGCTCGTTTCCGCAACTCGTGTCGGTTATTTTACCGAACCATGCAAGTTACGGACATCCTTGAACGAATCGAAGGGCGCTTGGCAGCGGTAGGCCTCTCGGCCGCCGAAGCGTCAATGCGCGTGGCCGGCCATAAGGACCTCCTGCGCAACTTCCGACGCAGCATCGAGCGGGGCTCCGATACAGGGCTGAGCATTCCATCTGCGGTGGACCTTGCGAAGATCCTCGGCGTCAGCGTCCAGTGGCTTTTGACCGGAGAAGACAGCGACGGCAGCTCGGAGCCCGCGACAACACACGGCCTGATCTATGCGCCGCTCATCTCCTGGGTAAGCGCCGGGCGGCTTGATCAGCCCGATCACGTTGAAGACTTGGCAAGCGCGAAGCTAGTTGGCTTCCCCGACCTCGAGCGGTCGGGTCGCTGGATAGCCTTACGGGTCGACGGAGACTCGATGGATCGCATATCGCCACCAGACTCGATCATCGCCGTCGATCTGAGCGACAGGCGCCTGATACCTAATGGCTGCTATGTTTTCGGAGACGGCGAGGGCGGCGCCACGTACAAGCGCTGGCGGCCAGCCGACCACAAGAACCGCTACCCACAGATTGCACCCGTTTCCACCAATAAACGTCACGAGCCCATCTTCCTATACAATGGTCAGGAGCCCATCGTCATAGGGCGAGTTCGGAGATCAATGCTGGAGATGTGACCGTGACGACGAGAGCTGCCGTTGCACGACTATTGTTGACAGCCGCATTCTCGCTCGCTGCGTTGCCAGCGGGGAGCCAAGTCGAGATCCAGCGCAGTTTCGATGCAGGATCTTGGAAGGTGTACGTCCGCCGCGACCTCTGGAACGACCAGATCGACGCGCTGGCACAGACCAACTATGTGGCGATCTCACCGGGAACGGGATACGCAGGCATCAACATGCATTGCGGAGAACAGCGGCCAATTATTGAGTTCAGCTGGCCACGGCGGCTTACCAGCTCCGGCGGCGAACGGGCCGTGATGTATGTCCGTATAGGTCGCGATGCGCCTGTCTCCGTTTGGCTCAGCGTCGCTGAGAACACCACAAGCTTTCTGGGCTCAGTCGACCGGCGGATTAGCGCGATTGATGAAGACAAGTTCTTGCAAGCCGATGAGGTAACGTTTGGCCCTGACATCGGCGGACCAGCGGCGCGCGTTCGAACATCCGGCGCCCGTGAAGCGTGGCGGGCGATTCGCGAGGCCTGCGAACGTCGGCAGTAGCGAGAGGTAGAATTACCTCTTTTCTCTTGACGCGGTAAATCTACCCCTGTTAGCCTCCCGGTCATCGCCACCGAGGAGGCCGTCGTGCTGCTCCCCATCGAACCCGGCATTCCGCTTCCCACGCCGAAGACGAAGCCGCGCATCTACCCCTTCGCCGAGATGAAGGAGGGGGACTCGTTCTTCCTCGCCGTCGAGGCGCAGCCCGCTCACACCTACCTGCACCGTCGCGCCAACAAGCAGAAGCGCATGGCCTCCGTGCTGCGCAGCGCCCGTGTGCGCGCCATCGGCCGCTTCGTCGCCCGTCAGGTCGAAGGCGGCGTGCGCGTCTGGCGCATGAGCTGACCCTTTCCGCAATCGCCACCGAGGAGGCCGTCAATGGACGCCACTGCATTCCTCTCCCCCAGCGACGCGCGGCTGCCCGAGGGCTGGCCAAACCCGCGCTGGCGGATGAAAGACCCCGCCGCCATCACCGCCCGACTGGACGAGGACGGCCGCCGCATCGCCGCCGAGAAGGGCGACTGCACCACCGACGACCTCACCCGCCTCGGCTGGCGGCATGAACAGGTCAAAGCCCGCCAGGCGGCTATCGCCTGCGACTGGGACCGGCTCGACGAGGAGCTGGCCCGCGCCAACGCCACCGTCGCCGAGATCCGGGCCGACCATGCCCCCAGCGCGCCGGCCCTCGCCGACGACGACATCGCCTTCGGCGTCGAGAGGGCGGCATGAGCAAGGTCCTCGACGACATCGCCGCCAAGCGCGCACATCAGGTCGCGAAGGGCTGGACCGCCGCCCACGACGACACTCACGACGCCGGCGAGCTTCTCTATGCCAGCTGGGGCGCCGAGGAACGGCTGGACCTCGCGCTCAAGGCCACCAGCTCTGCCGAGCGCCGCGACCTGCTCGTCGACGCCGCGGCCCTCATCGTCGCCGAGATCGAGCGCCACGACCGTGCGGAGGCGCGCCGATGAGCCGCCCCTCGCCCGCGCGACAGGAGGTCCTCGCGCTCATGCAGCAAGACGCCGGCGATGCCATGCGCCGGCATCTCAAGGCCTACTTCGCCACGGGCAAGGCCGACCCCCACGCCTTTCTCGAAGATATGGCCCGGCCACTGGTCAGCGTTCTGCAGGGCCTCGGCATGGAAGGCCTGCGCGATGAGCAAGGCGCAGCCCTTCCCGTCGAAGACATTCGCCGGCTGGCGAAAGACGCGATGGGCCGCGCCTTCGACCCCTTCCATTCAGCGCCGGAGCCGACGCCATGAGCCACCCTGTCACGTCGCTCCAGGCCGCGCTGGAGAGCAATATGGTCGCCGAGGTCAACGCCTGGATGATGGCCTATGCCACGGCCAGCCCCGGGGCCTCGGCCACCGACATGCTTCGCGACCTCGCCACCGTCCTCGTCGCCGTGCATCTCGATGTCGCCCGCGCCCAGGTCAACGCGCCGGCCGCCATCGCGGGGACGGGCCGCAAGGCGGAATGCTCCGACGTCGAGATCATGGCCCGGGTCACCCGCCCGCTGATGATCGGCGCCGTCAGCCGCACGGTTGCGGTGCTGTCCGCCCCGGGAGAGGCGGGATGAGCCGCGAACCCCTGCCCCACCGCCGGCCGGCGGCGACCATCAGCCTCTACATCGGCGGCTCGACCTATGCCGTCACCGCCGGCTTCCGGCCGGATGGCCGCCTCGCCGAGGTCTTCGTCAACGCCCCGAAGGTCGGCACCGACATCGAGGCCATCCTCCGAGACGGCGCGATCCTCCTGTCCTTCGCCCTGCAGCACGGGGCGAAGCTGGACGACCTCGTCCACTCCATGACCCGCGACACCAACGGCGAGGTGGCGAGCGTTCTCGGCCAGCTCGCCGAGGCCGTGCAGCGGAACCTTGCCGACGAATTCCTGCGCCACGCGCGCGCCACCTGACCCCCTCACTCACGGAGCCCTTCCATGGCCACCGCAGCCACCGCCATTGTCGTTTCCCTCGCCCAGCTGCGCCCGGGCCATGAGGCGAAGCCCCCGGTCAACATCCGCGCCACCGATCCGGGCTCGGGCGACGTCGCGCTCCTCGCCGCCAACATCGCCGACCGGATCGAGGCCGGCGATCGCCCGCTCATCGAGCCGCTGGTGGTGGTGGAGGGGCCGAAGCCCCGCGGCGCCCCGCGCCTCTACTATGTCTGCAACGGCGGCCGGCGCCTTGCCGCGCTGACCCGGCTCCTGAACCAGGGCATCGTCACCGAGGCGCTGCAGCTGCCCGTCATCGTCGAGGACAGGAAAGCGGGCCTCGAGGCCTCCACCACCGCCGCCGTCACCGCCGCGCCCCATCATCCCGTCGAGCAGTTCGAGGCCTTCGCCAAGGTCGCGGAGGGCCGGCCGGAGACGGAGCGCGTCGGCTATATCGCCCGCCGCTTCGGCCTCACCGAGCGCCGGGTGCGCCAGGTGCTGGCCCTCGGCAACCTTGCCCCCGCCGTGCGGCAGGCGTGGCGGGACCAGAAGATCAACCAGGAGACCGCCCAGGCCTTCGCCGTGGAGCCGGACCAGGAGAAGCAGGCGCAGCTGCTGGCGGACCTGTCGCAGCGGCTCCACTTCCTGTCGCCCTACGATGTCCGTGCGGCCCTGCTGCGCCATCGCGTGAAGACCAATGATCCGCGCGTCGCCATGGTCGGGCTGCAGCTCTACCTCGATTGCGGCGGCACCCTGACCGGCGACCTCTTCACCGAGGACCGCTACATCGAGGATCCCGCGCTGCTGCAGCGGCTTCTCGACCAGAGGCGCGCCGACATCACCACCCGGCTGCTGGACGATGGCTGGGGCTGGGTCTTCTGGGAGGGAACGCCGGAAGCCGAGGGGTGCTGGGGCTGGAAGTGGGACAGCCGCGCCCCGGTCTGGACCGCCGAGGCCGAGGCTGAGCGGGCGCGCCTTGAGAATGAGCGCAAGGCCATCATTGCTGCCGGCCAGGCCCGCGTCGCAGCGGACGAGCCGTTTGAGGACGACGACGCCGAGATCTATGGCGACGACGAGGACGGCGAAGGCGGCCCCTACGCCATGGCCGAGGAGGCGCCGGCGCCGGCGCAACCGCTGGCCGCCGAGCTGGCGGAGATTGACGCGCGGCTCGCCGCCCTCAAGCTGCAGGCGACGTTCGACGCCTATCCGGCCGAGGCCCGGGCGAACCTCGCGGTGATCGTCAGCGCAAACGTCAAAGGCGCGGCGTTCTACCCCGGCTACACCCCGCCCGCGCTCAATCCCCAGGCCTCTGGCGATGCCGACGCCGACGACACGGGGGAGGAGGCCTACACGCCCCCGGCCCATGAGCCGCCGCCCCCGCCGGAGACGGCCGAGTTGCCGCGCGCCGCCCGCCAGTCTCTCTCCCTCGTCGCCAACCGGGCCGCCGCGGCGACCCTCGCCGGCGACCCGCATCTGGCCATGGCCCTGCTGGCCGCCGCCTGGATCATCCGGTCCAACCGGATCTCCGGCACCGACGTCAGCTATACCAGCGCCAACCAGGTGCCGCTCGTCGTCTCCGACCAGGGCCTCGGCCATGGGCCGGACCAGATCGCCCGCAGCGGCAAGAAGGACGCCCCGCGGCCGACCTTCGCCGCGCTGGCCGCCGAGCTGGCCAAGGCCCCGCGCGGCCTCGTCCACGAGACGCTGGCGAAGCTCGCCGCCGGCGCGCTCGACCTCACCAACGACACGCTGGAGAACCGCAACGCCTATGCTGGCGCGAAACACGTCTCGCCGGCCGGCGCCGCGGCCTTCCTCGCCGCCCTGCCCGCCGCCGCCTTCGAGAAGAACGCGCAGCTCATTCTCAGCGCAGAGGCCGATGCGCTCTTCGCCGACTGGCCGAAGGCCGCCCTCGTCGCTGCCGTGAAGGAGATGGACGGCGAGGAGGCCGCAGCCACCGCCGCCAAGGCGAAGAAGGGCAACCTCGTCGCCCTCGTCGCCGAGCGCGCCAAGGCCACCGGCTGGCTGCCGGAGTCTTTGAGGCTCACGTCGCCCGCGCAAGCCGAGGGCGACGTTTCGCGGCAGCCTGACGGTGACGCCATGGACGACGGCGAGGCCGGCGACGACGAGCTGGGGGAGGCCGCGTGATGCCGATCGACACCGAGCGCAACCGCCTGCTGATCGAGGCCTATCTCAGCGGTCAGATCTCCGAGGCTGCATGGCAGGAGCACCTGCGGGAGGAGCCGGGCCTCAGGGACCAGCTCGCCGCACGTCAGGTGACCGAATTCCCCCTGTCGACCCTTCTGGCCTTCTGCAAGGACTGCCCCAGTCCGCCGCGCTGCGACAAGGCGGGCTACTGTGCCCGGCAGGCCCATGCCGCGCTGATGGAGCGCGAGGCCAGCCTTCTGAGGGGCGGCGACGACCGCGACCTCCTCGCCGCCCAGGGCCGCTGGCCCAGCTGGCGCGCCCTCATCGAGGACCTTGTTATCGTCGCGCTGATCCTCATCGGCGGCTGCACGGTCGTGGCCTTCGTGCTCTGGGCGCTCGGGATCCCGCAGTGGATGGGGCTGCTGTGATGGTCGGCCGCCCCCCACCAGGCTCGAAGGGGCCGCCCGGCACGCCACCGAAGTCACGCGCGGGCGACGCCAGCCGCCGCCACAACGACCTTGCCGGAGATCTCGTCCGCCAGCTGGTTCAAGGCACGATCGGCGCTGGCGGTGACGCAACCGAGACCCTCGTCGTCATGGAGTCGGTGTTGGTCGGCACCTGCCTCGCCCTCGTCCGCCTTGGCGGCGACGAGAAGGTTCTAGACGTCCTCACGGATGGCGCGCGGAACCGACTTGCAGAGCTGCGCCTCAAGGACGTCATCCCCGAAGGACGTGCGTAATGACCCGCCGCCGGGCGATCACCTTGGCCGAGCTGCCGCTCTACGCCACCGACCGCGAGTTGGGTGAGGCCATTCTCGGCCCCGGCCGCGCGGCGGACTGGGAGGTGATTGCCGCGCGCGAGGAGACCCGCGGTCTTCCCCCCATCGACCGGCTCTACGGCGGGCGCTACGTTCCCGCGGTCAAAGCCTTCTTCGACCGGCGCCACGGCCTGGCGCCGGCGATCGGCGGCGTGATGCCGGACGGAGAGGAAACATGGCCGGACGACGATCAGCGAAGGGCCTCGGCTTCGGCCACGAAACCCGCAAGCGCAAGGACGGAATCGCCCATGTCTGGGTCGCGCCACGCGCCGCCCGTGCCGCGGGGTTCACGCCCCGCACTCGTTCGCTCGACCACCTGACCGACGACGAGGCCCGCCTCGAGGCCTGCCGCCGCTACAATGCCGAGGCGCTGGAATGGCTCTGCGGCGATGCCGAGCGCTCGTCCAAGCCAGTCTTCGACGGCACGATCGGCTCGGTCGCCCGGCTGTTTCAGACCCACCACTTGAGCCCTTACGCGAAGAAGCGGCGGGCGACCCAGCTCTTCTATGACCGCTACATCCGCAAGTTGCAGGCGGTCGCCGCCAGGCGGATCGACAGCGTAGACGGGCTCGACGTGCAGCGGTGGTACGAGCGGTGGTCCAAACCGACGGAGGCCGGCGGCCCGCCGCGGCTGCGCGAAGGCAAGGGCTGCATCCAGACGCTCCGGCGCGTCGTGTCCTTCGCCGTCACGCTGCGCCTCAAGGGCGCCACGGATCTCGCGGCCGTCCTCGCCGAGATGCGCTTCGAGACGCCGCCGGCGCGCAACACTGCCTTCACCGCCGCCCATCTCGCGGCCTTCGTCCCCGCCGCCCTGGAGGCCGGCCGGCCGATGATGGCGCTTGCCGTCGCCCTGCAGTTCGAGACCATGCTGCGGCAGAAGGACGTCATCGGGGAATGGGTGCCGGCGACCGAGGAGGGCGGCATCACCCGCCAGGGCCTCAAGGGCGTCACCTGGCGATCGCAATGGGCGCTGGACTGGACGCAGATCGATCGGGATCTCGTCATGCGCAAGCCGACCTCGAAGTCGAACGGCAAGCGGGTGGCGGTCCATGACCTCAAGCTCCTGCCCACCACCTTCGCGCTCCTCGCCGCTATCCCGCGCGAACAGCGCATCGGGCCGGTGATCGTCGACGAGGAGACGGGCCAGCCCTATCTACGCGAACGCTTCGTACGCCAGTTCCGGGCGATCGCCGACACGGCCGGGATCCCGGCCGGCGTGTGGAACATGGATTCGCGCGCCGGCGCGCTCACCGAGGCCCGCGAAGCTGGCGTCCTGGTGGACGACCTGATGCCGGCCGCGACCCACGAAGAGCGCCGCACGACGCTCGGCTATGTCAGGAACGATCTGCCGGCGACGCAGCGCGTCGCTCGGGCTCGCTTCGGCGATCAGAACAAGCCGTGA